ACAAGACATCGAAGTTGCAGGTGCTATGTTTCAAAAGCATACGTTTCCATGTGTTATCCATGGCAGACAGTTTGACACTGAAGAGCAATACTTTGCTGAGTTACATGAGTATATGAATGGCATGTAAATGAAGCGTTTATAACACTCTAATCACTTCACATTCTTTACTAAATCTTTTCATCATGCGTATTGCTCTCTCTGTTATTATCATTCTCTGTGGTGTTAACTTACTCATTGAGTTGTTAGATTCATCAATGATGGAAGTTATTCAAGAAAGAAACGAGACAATTCAAAGACAAATCGATGCAATGTAAAATAAATATAACACGTTACGGAGTTAACTTACTATGTCAATTATCAATTCATTCGATCGCGATGATTTAGAAGATGCTTATATTGATGCTATTTTAGAGGATGCAGGAATTGTTTGTTTAAATGAGGATAATCCACCTCAAAGATATCAACAAAAATATGCTTCATTAGAGGCAAAGTTTGATAAGTATAGCGACAAAGAGTTGTATAATGAGATTGAAGCAACTAAACCAGAGTTATTAGAGAAAACTTATATTGAGTGATATGTTAGATCTTCCTGTGAATTGCAGTGCTCCATGTTATCAATTTCGCAAGAAACCCGATCCTATTGATTGGAGAATTGTTGTTGAAGATGATTACTTAGATGTGGAGTCATGTGAGTATCTATTCAATTATTTTACGAATGGATGGATCAACGAAGATGGAGAATCTGAGGCACATGAGTTTGATTGGTTGCCATGGACATTTTGCAATGTTGTATGTGATCATGAAGCAGATATCATGCCTACGTTAAAATCAAATTGGCAACTTTCACATATGTTTTATCGTGATGCGGATGAGAAAGATCCTGATCATGAGTCACACTATTCATATTTGATGCAAGATTTAGTTGATAAGATCTATCCCGATTACCTATACAAAATCAAAGCAAATCTTAATCCTTATCAAGGGGAAGAAATCATTACTCATGGGTTTCATATTGATTTCGCAAAACCAGGATTTACTTCTATCATTTATCTTAATGATTGTAATGGTAAAACTATTCTTAAGACACCAGATAACATGGTCGAGATTGAATCAAAACGTGGTAGAATGATCACGTTTGATAATCGTATCCAACACACAGGTACAACATCAACAGACACAAGAGTTCGTGCTGTTATTAATCTCAACTACTACATTCATGATGAAAGTAAAGTCTACGGTAGAGTTTAATCTACACTCCCCACCAAAAAACTATCATTACACAGTCACACCACACAATGCTAAGTTTGATGCAGTTTGGTTAATTCATCCCCCCGACAAGTTTACTTACACTCAAGAAATAGTATCTACAATATGGGGGTTTATTAACAAGAAAACAAATGCTATTCATTCTCCTATTAATAGCAAGAAACCAGGCACAATCATTGATCCTTCGTTAACAACCAAATGGACAGCAATGCACCCTCCCAAGGTAAACCCACTCCAACAACTTTTCAGGTAGGACAATTAGTTAAGTGGGGTAAGTATCAAGGTAACATTAGACACGTTGATATAGATTACATCACTATCTGTATTAAAACTTACCCTAATGATGAATCCTATCGTAAACGTAACCAAAGAGAAGTATGTCTACTATGTTTCACTCACCAATGGAATGATGTCATCATACAAGACAACAACTAAAGAGCAATTATCTTACATAGGTATTACTCTCAAAGAAACAATAAGTATAGTTTTCCACAACCTTTTCCACAGAAAGGTATCAAATTGTGGAAAACACGGAGATTAATTAAATATGTAAATAAATCTTAGTTTGTGTTGTATTCCTCTTAAATGTTTCCGAGAGATGTAGTCTTAGCACGTTTCCTAACGATACACAACCCCCAACATATAAGGACTTCAAATGTGTAACAACCCCTTGACAATCCTCCGAGAATGCTGTATAATAACACTGTCAGGTTTGATAAAGGTATGAGGTACATCATCTTCAATGAAGAGAAACAAAAGGTCGGAGAGTTTACATCAATCTATGACCTCGAATTATACCTCGATGGTGTAAGAGAGGGAAGGGGAGAAAGTTATCCTATTACAGAGAGAATGTCTCCCTTTGATTATCTCAAATCAATTCGTTGGTTTATGACAATAGACGATCAAATCTTAAGTGCTTAAATGTTACTCAGGGCAGCTGACCCAATCAGTTGACTAAGTGGCACAAGGAGACGGCACAGGGCACTGAAATGGTGTATCTTATAGGAGTGGAGGGGAAGCAACCTCCACACACCTTAAAACCTCTTCTAGGACTCTCATGCGTAAGATCGAATCTCAAATGTGTGCCGCTATTCAGGCAAACCAAGATTTCAAGTCTGGTAACACTCAAGTCATCACGATTGAAGGTGTGAGTTTCATCTATCTCCATGGCAATCAGATTGCATCAGTCGATGAAGATAGCATGACAATCTATGATGGAGGTTGGCAGTCTAATACAACTAAATCACGATTGAATGCACTATGTGATGCCTTCTGCATTGCTGGTGAGGGTGTATTTCAAAAGAATTATAAGTGGTTTGTGCGTAAGTTTGTTGGACAAGTTGGCACTGAAAAAGTATTTAAGAATGAAGAGTTTGAGTCAGGTTATGTGTTTGCTTGATTGACAATTAGGCAGAGGTTTGTTATACTGGGGGCAGTTAAATGGCCCCCCTTAAATATAAAGAAAGCCACTACCCTAACCTACAAAGGTACCCATGAGCGTTTGATATATTAATAGGAAGTTTCTTTACAGCCTATATAAAAAAATTCGCCCAGTAAAAATCATCCCCTTATAAGTTTTTAATATGGACTGGAAAATTCGCCAAGATCGTCAAGACGACCGTGTTTGGTGTATGGAAGTGATGCTGAGGCACGAAGGATTTTTAGATCCTCGGATATATGAGTGTGCTGACTACTGTGCCAGTGCTGGTTTGACAAAAGATGCTAATGATGTCAGAGCAGCATGGGAGGAGTGGAAAGTAGATAATCCGTCAGATAATCCACAAGTAATTAATAGGTTATAGAGTTATGTCCAAGAGATTCACAATCACTATCGAAGAAAATGAGTTTGGGGAATTAATTTTACCAATACCTGATGAAGTCTGTGAGGATCTTGGATGGACAATTGGGGACGACCTAGAATTTGATGTTGATGATGTCACTGGGAGTTTTACTCTTAGGAAAGTTGAAGAATAGTCAGCAGCGCGACCACAGCGAAAACCACATTTCACCGCTTTTACTCTGATGCAATTTGAAGAAACTGAAACTTACAAAGAGATTGATGCTAATTTTGTTGCCATCAAGAATAGTTTAGATGATAATGCAGATGCCCATGAGATATTAAATAACACGATTGTTGCTATCAAGGGTAATATTGATGAGATTGTGAATCATATTTCAACGTTACCTACACCTGATAAGATTTTATATAAACCTGCAGGTGCTGATTATATGAATATCAAAGATAATTTTGATTATATTTACAAACGTTTAAATCGATTAGAAGAAACAGTATTCGGAGATAATAAGTAAATGTCTTGTCACAACGATGGATCACCATGTGGATCTATAGGATTTGGTTTTGGAACATCGGGAATACGAAATTCAAGTCATTGTGATGCTAGGCGTCCAGGATCAGTGAATGCATGTACACCTATTGATGTACAGATATATCCACCATTAACAATTCCGAGTGGTATTGAGAGGATGCCAGCAGATGCTGTGATGTATGATTCTACGATACAATCACCATTTCCTCCTAGTTATGGTGGTGGAGTCGATTATTCATCACCTACAGCATCTGCTGATACTGCAGCTGCAAATTGTGGAAAACTTACTCAAGTTGTATCTTGTGGTTTAATTTCATTTGGAAATGTGCCTACAGGACTGTCTTATCAAGAAATGGATAGTGACACATGGTTTGGTTATTTGTATGATGTTGGTCCTCATGGGGGAGTAGTTGGCACACCATGTTATCGTCTGCAGAAAGAAACTCGCACAGGATCTTCTAGTAGCACTACAGGTGCAGGACCTGATGGCACTGGTGGCACGACAACACCAGGTCCTGGTGATCAATCATCAAAGACTTTATGTATTCCTTGTAGTCAGTTTTATTGCACACCACAAAGCACGTCTATTAGTTACACATATAATGGACCTAATGAAACGGATGATCCAGATTGTCCATACCCAACTATATTTGCTGTCGGATCAACTGCTAATAAGATTGTATTTAGATATGAGTCTTTATCTACAGTGATTCCAGATACTGTAAATGATATTAACTTTGTATATTCACCTGATGGTATTGATGTTGATGTATGGAATAATAACAATTATAGTGGTGGAGACCCAGTAGTTACAACACAAAATCCTTGGAAACCTGGTGATGAATCATTTGAGGACTTTGTTATTGTTGAGGGAGAAGATCTTGAGGATGGAGATGCGCTAGGACTGAAGGTTAAATTCCGAATTGCTCCTATCGTTAGTGGTGCAGGAGAAGTAATTTCCTTTACAGGCACCCAATGGGAGTTTATCGAATTGATTAATGGTGGTCAAAACTATAGTGTTAATGATACTTTTACATTATCATACACTCGTAATCATACTGATGGCACATCTAGTGAGTTAACTATAGATTTAAAAGTAACTTCTATTGGTCCTACGAATTCAGTATCTGCTATTGAAGATTTTTCCACTCTTTCTGAAGGAGATACTGTGAATGGACATACCGTTATTGCAACTAGGCACAGTGATATTGATAATTTTCCGTATCACATTGTGTATATTGATACAAATGGATCAGACTTTGTAAAAGACACGCAATATACATCTAGTAGAAATCATGTTATTACTGTAGTTGCGGGGTATGGTATTGTAGATCGCGCATATTTTGGTGGATATTATGAGTTTTATGAGAAATCCGTGCAGTATACAGTCCATAATTTAGATGAAGAATCTCCAGATGTGTTTAATTCCATCAGACAACCTGATGTTACGGTAAATCTTAGTAATGGCACGGTATCTGGATTCACTATTAACAATGGTGGGGAGGGTTTAAACAAGTTACCAAAGAAACCTAACCTTGTAATTACCGATCCTAACGTCTCAACGGGGAAAAGTGCTAAGATCAAAGGTAATTTCAGTGGTGGTGTCTTAACTTCTATCAAGATTGTCAACCCTGGCAGTGGATATTCAAACGCAAATCCGCCTCAGGTGTGGGTTAAAAACGTTTATAGGGAAGATGAGACGGTTACGTTTGAAGGAATCTCTCAAAAAGACGCAGTTGTAGACGATTTTATTGAAGAAGTCCGTAAAACGGGCAATTTCCCTGAATTTACCAACGTCAATTCTTCAGATGCTGGTGCAATTGCGGGAAATGCAGCTAGACAAGAGCAATATACTCAAAAAACACAAAATATTGTGAAAGCAAATCGTAAAGTCAAGCAAGATTTCGATACAAATCGCAATATTGAGTTACCTCAAAGACTTTATCGTAGGGATGAAGTGGAAAAATTGCGTGGCACTTATAAAAGTGGTGAATTATTCAAGTATGATAGTCCAAATATTAACAGCATTTCGCCAGAATACAGAAAGCAAAATAAATTATCTCAGGATGTTAATGCAAACACATTAAATACCTCAATGGATAACCTTATTCAAGATCAAGTTCCTGATAGTGTCAATTATCCAGAGAATTATGTTGAGACAACTCAAAGAAGATTTGTGAATATGCCGCAAGCAACTCCTCTTACGAAATATACAATTAAACAATACAGAGCAGATCCGCGAGCAGATGCAGAGATAAATATTACTTTAGGATGCACGTTGCTTGAGAATGGGTGTACTCATATGATATCATTGTGTGCATCTCCTGCAGGTTTTCCTACACCCCCAAGCAGCACCACTACATCAGAAACGGATCCTGTAACTGGTGATACGACAGAAACCACTGAGGCTTTCTCTTATCTGCTTTCTCCACTTCTTGGCACAGGATGTCAAAATTGGACTGCAGTTGGCACGATGAAAATTAGACATAATATGACAAGATCTACACTTACATATGCAGAGGCAACTGCAGCATATGGAAATCCATTTGACATTTAGTAAATAGGAGAGTATGATATGGCAGGGTTATCTGCAGCAATATACCAAGGAAACTGCACTGGTCATGGTAGATGTATGCCACAGGCTGTGCATAGCACTGTGCCTTGTGGTACACCTTGTGTAGGTGTCATTCCAAGACCCGTTGCTAGTTTAGACGGTCAATTACTTTGGCCTCCTTTCCCTCTGGTCCCTTTGAGTGTAATGAGCACCGTATTTAATGTAGTTATTAATGCTCAAATTCCAATTGTTGACCAAGATCTATTGACAAACCATCCAGGTGCCTGCACTAACCTAATCAAATTTAGCGGTTGTGACCCCACTCCAGCAGCAATACCATGCCCTGCAGCAACTCTTGCTACAGAGGACGTTGCAGGGGGAGGAGCACACGTTAGAAAGGCATTTGCAACTAGTAAGTCAGTCTTTTTTAATGGTCGTAGAGCATGTAGAACTGCAGATCCCCTAGGACCACCTTGCCTGTCTCTAATTGGAGCAGGATCACCAAACGTTTTTATTGGAGTTTAATTATGGCAAAGAGTAGAGTTGGATTATCAGGTGCTGATACAATCGAGTCGCAACCAAAGCGCACTCGTCAAGGACGTGGTAAGCATACTAAGTATACTTCAACATCACGTAACAACGCAAAAAAGCGTTATCGTGGTCAAGGTAAGTAATTTTAATCCCCTTAGGGGGATTTTTTTTATGAACCACATAAATAAAATGTGGGGAATTGAAACCTAGGAATGGCGTTAAAAAAGATCACAAGTAATGATTTTAAAAAATCTAGGAATTTTAAAGATATTTCTCTTTCATTCCTGAAAAATCCTTTTACCAAGGATATTTCACCAGTGACTAATGCAGAGGCTATTAAGCAGTCTGTAAAAAATATTGTTTTGACTGCTCCAGGGGAAAAGTTATTCCAACCAAGATTTGGATCTAAAGTATACACATTACTTTTCGAACCTCTAGATCCCTTCATTATTGATACCATTCAGTCTGAAATACTAAATACAATCAATAACCATGAAAAGAGAGTAACTGTAACTAGTTTGAAGTGTATTCCAGATTATGATAATAACTCTCTTGATGTATCCTTAGAATATCAAATAATTGGTATACCGATTACAGAAAGCGTACAATTCGTATTGCAGAGACCATAATGCAACCCAATAATTTAACAGCACTAGATTTTGAGGACATTAAATCGTCCATCAAATCATATCTAAAAACTAGAGACGAGTTTACGGATTATGAATTTGAGGGATCTGCATTATCATACCTAGTTGATACATTAGCATATAACACATATTATTCTTCATTCATGGCAAATATGTCAATGAATGAAGTATTTTTGTCTTCATCTACAGTTAGAGACAATATTGTCAATATTGCTAAAATTTTAAATTATACGCCAAGATCAATCAAAGCATCTACAGCGTATTTACATTTAGTTATCCAGACCAGACAAACTTCTGGATCTTATCCAAATAATATTACTTTATTAAAAGGTCCTGTAGCAACTGGTGGAAACTATACTTGGAATCTTTTAGAGCCAAGAACTGCCGTGGTGGATCAAACCACAGGAATTGCAGAAATGCGATGTGTGAAGATTCAAGAAGGAAGTTTGATTAACTATTCTTATCTTGTCAACACGTTTGCTAAGCAGAGATATTACATCCCTACTCCTAGTGCAGACACTTCAACATTGAGTATTACTGTAAGACCCAATGAGACTAGCACAGCATCTGATGTTTATAACCTAGTTGAAAATATCACTACGGTAACTTCTACTGATAGGATTTACTTCCTTTCAGAAAGTGAGGATAGTAGATATGAAATTTTCTTTGGTGATGGTGTTATTGGTAGAAGACTCGGTGATGGTGAAGTCATTGATATGGAATATCTTGTAACCTCAGGAGAGTCTGCAAATCAAATCTCTTCATTCTCCTTTATTGGTAGATTTTTAGACAGCAATGGTGCTACTTACAATAGTAATGATGTTAGTTTTACTGTTGCAGAAACATCTAAGTTTGGAGATACTGCAGAGTCTGTAGAGTCCATTAAATTTAATGCACCAAGAGCATTTGCAACTCAAAATAGAGCAGTTACTGCTCAAGACTATGAAACCATTACCAAAAGGGTTTATGAAAATGCTGCTGCAGTGGTAGCATATGGAGGTGATGAAATTTTTCCTCCTGTGTATGGAAAGGTCTTTATTGCAATTAAAACAAAGACAGGAGCAAAACTTAACGATACAACCAAAAAGCAAATTTCTGAAAATCTAAGACAATATGCAATGGCATCTATTGAGCCAGTTGTCAGAGATGTAGCATCAATTTACGTTTATCCAAAGATTTTTGTTACTTATGATCCTGCCTGCTCAGGAAGAAGTGTTTCTAACATTGGCACAAATGTCCAGGCAGGAATTAATGATTGGGCATTACAAACAAATATTAATAACTTTAATGGGTCATTTAGTACTTCTAAATTACAAAGATCCGTTGCATTGTCCGACAGATGTATTTCTGATGTATCTACACAACTCTCATTATTAAAATACATAGATCCGACTGTAGGGGAAACTAATACATATTGTATTAGTACTGGATCGGATATTTATGATAGTGCTCCAGGTCAAACCGATGATGGCACATGTAAGAAAGAACCTGTAATCAAGTCTGGAAGATTTAGGACTGCCGATAGACCTACTGTAGATCAATACTTTGAAGATGATGGATTTGGTAATCTCCGAAGTTATTACAATAGTGGTAACAGAAAGATTATTACCAATGACAGTATTGGCACTGTAAATTATGCCACAGGGCAAATTTGCTTTGGTCCTGCAAATGTTATTGGATCTGGAGGTAATAATCTTCCTGTAGATAATACTACTGGTGAAGTTGATACTTCAGATGATGCAAAAGCAGATTTGGGTGACATTTCAATTCCAGTTTCGGTCATTCCATCAAATAACTCCACAATCACAACTCCATCACCAGACACAATTATCGAAGTCATTATCCCTGAAATTTCAGTAGTTCCGATCGGCACACCACTGCCTTCAAATATCCCACTAAATAGTCTTACGCCAGAGATTTTTGAAGTGGTACCAACGACTCTCGATCTTCCCGATATTAGCAACGCTGGCAATTTAGCAAACATCTCCTGTTTTTGATAGATGACAATCAATAAGGTTTCCCAAGTATCTAGAGAGCAACTACCTCAGTTTATCGATGATGGATTTCCACTATTTGGAAAATTCATTGAGTATTACTACAAATCGCAGGAGAAGACAGGTTTAGGACAAAATATCCTAAACAATTTTCTAAACTACATGGATATCGACAAATTAAATGTCGATATTCTTGACGGTGCAACAACAATCGTAGAAGACATCACTACATCATCTTCTACGATTGTTGTTGAAAACATAGACTCTTTCTTAGAAAATAACGGAAGTGTTTTAGTTGGTGATGAAGTCATTTTTTATGAAAGAGCAGTTGCTTCACCAAGTATTGCTTTAAGTCCTGGTATTTCTTTTGAGGAAGTACAATTAAAGGAAATCACCCTTGCTCAAATTGCAGATCTTTTTGATGGATCAAGGCAAATCTTTCCTCTTACAACTCAAAATAATCCTGTCTCTGCCCCTTCGCCTCAACATTTACAAGTCACCTTATATGGTGAATTATTAGTACCTTTAGATGATTACAATGTAGACGGTACAAATATTACCTTTGTAAATCCACCTAGAGCAAGAACTGCATCTGACGATATTTCTACGATTCAAATTAAATATTTCAACGGATTTGTTGAAAGTGAAATTGTAAGGCTGGATAATATTTCTGGCGGTTTTAATGATGAGACCGTATCATTTCCTGTTACTAAAGATTCTATTGATTACAAACCAGAAATTGACGAGTATATTCTTGCGACTTATGATGGAAGTCGCTTAATTGCTAAAAATGACTTTACATTTGATGGAAATTTAATTACATTTAATTTTACTCCACTTCCAGGAAGAAAGTTAACTTTATATTCTATTGAAGCTCCTATTCCAAGTTTTGGTAGTGGTGCTATTGGATTTTCTAGGGTTAATAATAACGGTGAATTAGTATCAGTTGCAGTTGGTGAAAACGGGTCAAATTATAGATTTGAATATCCTCCTAAAGTTTCTATCAAAGATAATAACGGACAAGGGTCTGGCGGATCTGCTGTAGCACTAATTAATGGTGTTAAATCAGTTTCTCTTCTTGATGGGGGATTTGGTTACAGTGATACCAATCCACCTACAGTTTTTGTTGAAGCACCAACAACAGTTGATTCAAAATTACCAAAAATTAAAGCATCAGTTACAAATGGATCTATTTCTTCTTTAGAGATTGAAGAATCTGGAAGTGGATATACTTTCACACCAAGACTGTCGTTTGTCCAACCTGGAGGAGCAAAACTTGCTACTCCGACGATTATATCTGGATCTATTAGTGGTGATATTGCTATAACTGATGGTGGATCAGGATATACAACTTCTCCGACTGTTTATGTTGATTTTCCTACTGGCGAAGATTCAATTAGAGCAAGTTTGAGAGCAAACTTAGTGGATGGAAAAGTTTCCTCCATTACAGTTTTGAATCCAGGACAAGGATATGAAACTGCACCAAGAGTTGCAATTGTTGATCCTGTAGGAGCACAAGTTTTAGAAACTAGAGTTGATGCAGATGGAAGAGTAATCTCCATTGAATTGTTGGATGGTGGATCTGGTTATGAGGATGTGCCATCGGTATATATTGTTGATGATAGGCAAGATCCAGTTACAGGTAACTACTCTGGTGGCACAGGTGCAACTGCAGTATGTGCTATTTTCAATGGTCAAATCACCGATATCAATATTACCAATTTTGGCACTGGATACAGCGCCGATGCACCTCCATCTATTGTAATTCAAGCACCACCCAAAGCAGAAGCTTCTGTTGTTGTTGGTTTAAGTGAAATTACGGGTTTTGAGGTAATCAATTCTGGTAGCAATTATAGTAAGTGTAAATTAGAAGGATGTGCCAGAGCCGTAAGTGGCATGGTAAATTACAATCAAGTTGGTAATGCTGAATTTTCCAATGATACTACTGCAGTAGCACACCAATCAGGTGAAGTAGTTAAGTGTTTGGATGCTTTGTTTATTAAGAGACTTCTAGACAAGTATATTGAGCAGTATCTTCCTGATGTCCCAGAATTAGACTACAAAAATATTGATGTAAGATCTGCAATTAAAAATATCAAGACCTTTTATTCTACAAAAGGCACTTCATTTAGTATTGCATACTTATTCAAACTTCTTTATGGTGAAAATGTAAGTATTAGTTATCCAAAAGATCAATTAATCAAACCATCTGCATCTACTTGGGCAACAAATACAATCCTTAGAGCAAAACTTGTATCTGGCAACCCTCAAAACATTAAAGATGCAACATTAATCCAAGAAGCAGATATTGCAGATCCAAATGTGCAAGATGCTTCTGCTCTTGTGGAAAACTTCATTTCTATCAAAACTTCCGAGTTTGATATTTACGAATTGATTCTTTCCCAAGAAACAATTGAAGGAAATTTCACAGTTCCTTACAAATCCAGACTTGCAGAAGAATTGGTAGAAGGAGATCTAATCATCACCGTTGACTCCACTATTGGATGGCCAGAAAGAAACGGCGAACTCATTATTAATGATACTGAAATTGTAAGATATAAGGAAAAATCTTTAAACCAGTTTATTGAATGCACTAGAGACACAAATAGCAGTGGTGAGACTACCTGGGACGCTGCTACAGAGATCAGATCTATCTTTAGAGTATATCTAAACAAAGGGACCTTAACAGAGGTCGTAATGGATATTGTGGGCATTGTTGATGCTCAACAAACTACACTGTCTGACACAGGATCTTACTATCTTCCTGGAGACAAACTTACTGTATCTAAGTTAGGAGGATCTTCAGTAGATCCTCAACTAACAACTTGGTTATATAACGTTAAAAAACTAATTGAAGTTGAAACTATCACTTATGGTGGTATTAATAACAGTTTTGCAACAGTTACCTGCTCTGCACCTCATGGTCTTCTGGTTGGTGATCAAGTAACTGTTTATGGTGCAAATCCAATCATCTATAACGGCACATTTTTAGTTACATCTAGAGATTCCACAACGATATTCCAATATAACTTGCCTCAACCTGCTGTGGTTGAGCCTCAAGGCAATATCTTGATTTCGGTCGATCTAAACAAAGGCAAATCTGAAAATGATGCAATTAGAAAGACAATTGCGCCATATACAACCAATATTCAGAATACCTTCTTCAATGCAGAGCATGTTTATGTAGCATCTACAGGTATTCCAAACTATAATATTGGTCCTTTCCTGGGATCTGCACTTTTACCTGGCAACCAAAGAAAATTAAATCGTTTCCCATTAAATGTCCAAACAATTTCAACTAAGAGTGAAATTACACCTGGATCTATTGGCACATGGGTTAACGGCGTTTCTGTATGGTCTTATAAATCACCACAAACAAAAACCTTTGGTGCTGTAACGGGTGTTAGCATTTTAAATTCAGGATCTAATTATGATGCAGCAAATCCACCAACAATTACGATTGCTGGCGGTGGTGGTAGTGGAGCATCTTCAACTGTAGTTGTTGATGGATCAATTACAGCAATTGAGGTAGATCAAGGTGGATCTGGGTATACATCCTCTCCACTTGTTTCTATTGTTGGTGGTAATGGATCTGGTGCATCTGCTACTGCAATTATCACTAGAGGTGTTGTATCTAGAATTCTTGTCAATAATGGAGGGTCTGGATATACTTCTCAACCCGAAATTACTATTGTTGGTGGTGATGGATCTGGTGCTGCTGCTACAGCACAAGTAAGAGGTCCAGTCGAGTCTGTTAATATTATCGATGGTGGAGCATCTTATACTTCTAATCCTACAGTAACACTAAGTTCTGGATTTGGTGCTGTAGCACAACCAATTGTTAATAATGGTAGAATTCTTTCTATTGCAATTATTTCAGGTGGTCAAGGTTATACAACAGCACCTGAAGTAGAAATTTTTGGTAGTGGTTTCGGTGCTGTAGCGAAAGCCATTATTGATACTGATGGCGATAACGCAGGAAAGGTCACTGGTGTTGAGATTTTAAATAGAGGTATTGGTTATGTAGACGGAACGACAACAATTTCACTAAGTTCTATTGGATCTGGTGGTGAATTTTCTGCAAATGTATTCCAATGGACATACAATTTACAAGAAACAACCACATTCGATTCTGCCAAAGGATCTGTGTTTGAGGGGTTGAATAATCAATATGGTGGTGAATATTCTCACGTTGCTAATCCACAACGTCTTAGATATATTCTTGGCGATAATTTAATCTTAGATAGCAATAGTAATCTCACTGAGCAAAATGCGTCTTTGGATCATTCTCCTATTATTGGATGGGCATTTGATGGCAATCCAATTTATGGTCCATATGGATTTGATGATCCTACAGATCAAACTTCTAACATCGTTAGAATGGGCACTTCATATAGATTGAAGATAAGACTAGTATATGATGATATTACTAATCCATATCCTTCAAGAGATGACGGTCCATCATTGATCGACGAGCCAGCTGGCACATTCATTGAAGATTATGAATATGATTTTGGCAGTGGCGACCTTGATCAGTATAATGGTAGATTCTGTAAAACTCCCGAGTTTCCAAACGGTAGATACTGCTATTTTGTTACTATTGATAATAGTGAAGCTGGAAATTCAGTATTCCCCTATGTTTTGGGTCCTTCCTTTAACTCTATTGTAGATATTTGGAATCTAAACGACTATTCAATTCAGCAAAATATTCCAACTGGTGTTGTAAGGTATAGAGATCCTTATGAAAACGTTGATATTGATGTTGAGCGTATTCCTAATTCATCTTCCAATGCTTTAACCACAGAAGCGGGTGATACCCTTCTATTTGAAATTGAAGACGAAAATAAAGATGGTGTAATCAGTCAAGATGAGACTGATGATCCCGACCAAATTTTTGAAGAGTCTCCTTTACAACTTTATGATTACTTCCCTAAAGTTAGATTTGATTCCCGAGTTGACATTGAAGTTGACACTATTACTAGATTTGAAAATGCTTCCGTTACTGGATTTATTGTTGAAAATGCAGGTCAAAGTTATCAAGTAAATGATATCATTGTTTTTGACAATGCTACTAGTGGTGGTAGTGGTGCTTCTGCTAGAATCTCTAAAATTTCTGGAGAATCTATTACTTCTTATTCATATGAAAATGTTGCAAACATAAACTACGGCATTCTCACTACAGTAGTTCCACATAATCTGGTTGTTGGAGATAAAATTACTGTTAATTATACTCCTGTAATGGATACGACAAATAAGAGATTTGTTGTGCGCCAATATAAGGGTATTGAAGAAGTTGTTATCAATCAAACAGGTAGTGGGTATAGTGTAGACATTCCTCCAACCATCATTATTGATGGCGACGGTGTTTCTGCTGAAGTTGAGGCAATCGTAGAGACCAATGGATCTATCAATTCATTTAATATTATAAATTCGGGATCTCAATTCACAGAAAATCCTAGATTTATACTTTCACATCCACAAATCTTCAAAAAAGCAAATTATGCTACAACATTACTTAATAGTAATGAAGATGTAAAAATTAATGATATTTACATTGCCGAAAATAAAAAATATTATGTCTGTGGAAGATCCGTAGATAGTGTAGGCAATTATATTGGATTTGTTGCCAAGATTTCTGAATCTGGACTATTAGAGTGGAGAAAAACAACAGAGGTTACGGCACCATCTGGTGAGTTAACTTATTTGGAATTTACAAATATTTTAGTTGAAGGATCGGACATATATGCCGTAGGTATTAACAAACCAAATGTTTCAGTCTTGGATGCATACAATCCCGATATTGTATTTGTAAAATTCCAAGAAGATTCTACTGGACTAAACGCATCTGTATCTCAACAAAGAGCTTATGCAGGTATTTCTGGATCCACAAGATCGGATACTGTAACAGGCATTAAAAAGTTAACAGATAATAGATATGTTATTTGTGGACATACAAATACTAACTCCAGTAATCCTTTGGATGCATTTGTCATTGTTATTGACAATACTGGCACTTTTGTAACTAAGAGAAAAATTGCTAGTGATTTAAAATCTGAGAAAATTGTTGATTTTATTATCAAAAATGAGCAAATTTATTTCCTCATGGAAACTGCAGCAACAAATGTTGCTACCGATATCAGTTTAACTTTAGGTAAGTGCCGTTTAGATGGAAATGTTATCTTAGTTGATTGGATGAAGGAATTTACCAATCCAACTTACTCTTTCCTGAATTCTACAATTGAGTTAGATGAATTTGAAGACTTCTATCTAACATCGACACTATGTTTAAAAGCAACTCCCACTGTAAAGAATGCTTTCTGGGTCGCTAAAATAAATGATACCCCAAGTGTTATTTGGAGTTATAGTTATGCAGTTGCTGGTGGTAATATTGATACAGTCAACAGAGGAAGTGTTGATATATTTGGTGATATCAATATTGCATACACAAAAACTCATACAAATGATGAAATTTCTTTAGAAGCAGTACAAGTAAACTATAAAGGAGAAATTGTTGGTCATACTTCTAATAGACTAACTCCAAATGGAGATGTTTATAACAATATTGAAGGTATCAAATCATATGCTACCGCTAACGATGTTTCTGGCGATTTGACTGTATATGGTCAATCTCAGTGGAATAGAAATGAATTTACATTCACCTTTGATCAGACAGACAGTGCTACAGATACTTGTGGCAAATATACCCCAACTTTAATTGGTAATGATTCTACTGACGCTTTAACTCTTGTCGGTGATGGTGTAGCAAAACTATTTGGATATGATGTTGCAACTCCAGCAAACTGGGAGAATGCGGCAATTCAATTTGCAGCAGCAAATCTAGATGAAAAATTAGGAGATAGTTGGACACTAGAGTTTACTTTATATAAAGATTCGACTAACTCTCAGACTCATTCTCAAACTCAGCAAACTTTAGTTGCTATTGGTGATGCTACAGATACTACTGGTGGTCTTTGGTTATATTATGATGTTTCAAGTGGTCAGTTAGAATTAGTGATAAGCAATAGCGTCACTGCTCTCAATGCTGCAGGATCTGGTTTGAATTCTGTTTCTAGTAACCTTTATGCAGATGATACTTGGCAATGGGTTGCACTTCAAAAGAATGGTGATGCATTTAGTGCATATATTAATGGCACTCAAGTTTTTACGGGCACAGTTTTAAATACTGCCTTTGAAAACAAAGATCTTTATATTGGCAATATTCCTGGTAAAAATGGCACAACTGGTCAGTTTGCTTCTGCATATCAGGGTCAATATTACATTGGTGATCTTCGTCTTAAGAATAGAGCACTTACACCAACTGTTCCTTCAGATATTACTACAGCACCAACTGATGATCAGTTTGAATTAGCATATAATTGGAGTGATGATGCTTGGTTTACTGCATTCCATGAAAAGTATGATTATATTGATTATAAGGGTATTAGTTTAAGACTTGATAAGACTCAAAGTCCAGATTATCTTGGTAGTCTTACTACTACAACTAATACAGAATTGAAATGGAATAGATCTTTAGTTGCTGCGGCAACTGGAGTTAATTTGCCTGTTGCTTTAGTAAATTATGCAATTGGATCGGAAGGTCTTCAGGCACTTGATTTCAATAGCACAACTTTAGTTGCTCTATACGATAATGAAGCCTTTACTCATAATCAAGATATTTTATTCTTCCGTACAGCAACAATTCCATCTCCAGGATCGCAGAAAGTTATCGCTAGTGCTGTAATTAAAGACAGATATTATTTTAAAGTAACTGACACCTTAAAAATTGATAATATTAAGAGATTAACAATTAATCAACCATTTAACCTCAGTGAAAATGCTAAGTTGGTATTGGATAATGGATCTGGAGGATTTGTAAACAGTGGTTATATTACTGCTGTTGATGTAGAGAATCGCTATGTCTATGTTGCAATCAATAATAATACTTGGGGTAATGATACCAATACTGGTTTCTTAACTACTTCTAGATTTGATGAGCAAGATACTTATGGCATTGTTGGTCCAAATGTCAATGATACCAATACGATTACTAACTATGAGTTTGTTGATGTTGTAAACACAACACCAGGCACATTTGATATTGATATGCAAGATTATGATATGCTTCCTACTGTTGGTGGGACAGATAATCTTGACGAATATGCAAGATTCTTTAGCACTTTCAGTCTGAATGATTATTCAGTCAAGATTATTGAAACTTCTGGCGCTACAACTTTCGTACCTGGATCTGTTGTTGGTATTGAAGAATCTGATGTTTCTTACAATTCAGAGAGAAATACTATTCAAATTACTGGATTGACTGGTGTAACTAAAATTACTCTAGTTGCAGATCTTGAAAAGATTTTACAAGTAACTGCAGTTACAAATAGTGATGAAGTTTATATTGTTACCGAAAGTAGTCATTACTTAAGTCCAGGTGAAAATATTTTCGTAGATGGCAACCCCGAGGCACAATATAATGGATCTTTCACTGTAGATCGAGTTATTAGTGTTAAAGAATATACTTACAAGTTAAATGCAATTGCGACGGAAGAACCAGCATTAACTTCTGGTGATGTTGATGTATTCTCCAAGTCTCCAACTCTTAAGATGTATAATCAACATCAATACATCTTTGACATGAGTCATGTATCTCTTATTGGTGGAAATCTTTCTTTTGCAAAGGATAGTCTTTATAAGTTGGAATATTCTTTTAATATCATTGAAAGAATTGGTACTCCAGGAATTGTTGCTGGTGCTCAAGTGCCATCAATTAAGTTAAAAGTAGACGATTCTATCGTTACAAATATTTCCTATTACTTTGATCCTTCTCGTACGGGAGACAACAGTCCAATTGATAGTGATAGTTACCTTGATATTGGTCCATCTCCTTATATTGGAAACTTTACTATTACAGAAACAACAGGTGGCACTATCACTACTGGTGATAATACTATGAAATTTGTTTTGGTTTCTGAGCCAGAAGATGTTGCTACAATAGAAAAAGCAAAATACGCAACATCTTCTACAAAAGCAGTCGGATCTATTTCTGATATTAGAATTGTTAATGGTGGTGGTTTCTATACTAAAGTGCCGATTATTTCTAATATCGAATCAAGTAGAAAAATTGAAAGAGTTGAAATTGTAGAACCAGGCACAGAATATGCTGTTGGTCTCTATAATAGTGTGCCTATCAGTGGAGATGGTGAAGGTGGTCTTGTCTCTATTACAGTTGAAAATACTACCGATAGCGAAGGAGTATCTATTCCTGGTCAAATTACAAAAGTAACTGTTACTTCTCCTGGTAAAAATTATACTACCGCAACAATTGATGTTGATTCAATTTCAGGTATTCTTGGTGTTGTTCTTACTGGATCTGGTGCAGAATTAAATGTCATTATTCCTCCTGCTGGCACAGGAGCATCTATTTTTGCCACAGGTAGAAATATTGGTAAAATCAAACAACTTAAGAATAATAACTTTGGATATGATTACCCACATGACTACACTCTGAGACCAGAAATTTCTTTCCCACTTAATGCTCAGTTAATTAATACTAGTATTCTGGAAAGTATTCGCGTGTCAGATCCTGGTAGTGGATATTCTCAAGCACCAGCAGTTGTTATCACTGGTGGTGGTGGATCTGGTGCTATTGCAGAATCTACAATTCAAAATGGCAGATTAAGTCAAATTATTGTAAAAGATCCAGGTAGTGGTTATTCTTCCCCACCAACAGTTGAGTTGAAATCTTCTTTCAACTATGTTGTTAACCTAGATTTGGGATTACTTCAGTTTGCATTCCCACATGGTATTATTAATGGTGCTCAAGTAACTTTAGAAGCAGTTGATATTGGTGATGGCGTAGAATTTCCTCTAGCCGCTGGTGCTATTGGTAGATTGAATTCTCAAACAACATATTATGCAATTTCTGGAGCAGAGCAATCTCTAGAAGCAGATCAGTTAAAACTTGCAATTACAGAATCAAATGCAGAACTTGGTGATGCTATTGGATATGTAAATGCTGGAATAGGTAGACAGCAAGTCTTAACTTCCTCGTTTGGTGGTGCTGCAGTAGCAAATGTTGTTACCTCTACTTTCCTTGAAGGTGAGCAAGTATATCAAGGCGATTCAATACAAAATGCTACTGCGACTGGTTTTGTTTCTGAGAATAATGGTTGGCAAATTGGTCCTAGAATTTTAAAAATTGTAAATTATAACAACAACTTTAGCGTTGGTGAAAAAGTTACGGGAGTAATTTCCAAATCTGCTGGTGTAATTAGTGATTTGAATATTGCTAGTGGCGTTCTTGAGATTGGTCCTATTACTAAAACTACAGGACAGTTTATTGATGATGTGGGTAAACCTTCTGAAATCATTCAAAAAATCCAAGACTCTTATTATTATCAAGACTTCTCTTATGCAGTTAAGTCCTCGGTTTCTATTAATGATTGGAAAAACATTCTTATCAAGAATGTCCACCCAGCATCCTTTAAAGTATTTGGTGAGTTGAATATCACCGAAAATGCAGTAATTCCAAACAAAGAAATTGATTTCCAATTAACTAAGTCTGTTGAATTGGCAAGAAACGCAATTGTCCCCAACATTCAAAACTTTGCACTAGCAGAACCAATTTATCAAGATTTCAATAATACTGAAGTCTTATTCAGACAGAAGAGACTAACTTCTTCGGAGAATATTCTTACTTCTGTTGTCCAAAGACTTGATGATATTTCAAATCTGTTTGATGGTATCCGTACACAATTCCCACTGACAATTGATCAGAATAATATTGTTGCTGATGCAAAACAGTTGATGATCGTTTTGAATGGTGTTGTCCAAACACCAGAAACTGCGTTTAAAGTATTAAGTGACTCTATTGTATTCAGCGAGCCTCCTTCACCTCCAGCAAGTATCAAATATGCAAGTGTCACAATTGAGCAGATAAGTATTGTCCAATTTGAATTTTCTAATCAGAGTGGCACGCCTCCAGATGATAACCAAATTGGTGCGGTCATTGTTGGCACACAGTCTGGTGCTAGAGCCCAACTTACAAAAGTACTTGGCACTAATAATGTTGGTAACCTTGAGTTGGAAGGTTTCATTGCTGAGGGAGTCTTTATTGCAAATGAATTATGCACGATTAATGCTACTGGATATGCTGCAAACTTACAATCAACTTCAGTACCAACTCAAGGATCTCTATTCTTCTATGGAGAAGAAATTAGAAATCTAGATGGAGATGAGGCAGTAATCGAGAGAGTAAACCTACAAACAGGTCAAGAAACACCAATTGCAGAGTTAAGATATGCTATCGGTCTTTCTACAACTGTATTTGAAGTAATTCCTAGCACAGGAATTGCTGCACCAGTACTTGATGTGTTTGAATTGAATGAAAATTATCAAATCGGATCTGAAATTGTCACAGTAACTGGTATTACTCAAAATGTTGATTCTACTACACTAGAAGTTAGTAGAGAGCAAAATGGCACTGCTCTTTCTGCACAGCAAGCAGGAGTGCCGATATATGGGACTCAGATTGAAATTACAAATCAATTGGTTATTAGTAAGACAACTGGTACTTATCAATCAACTCCAGGTCTATTTGATATTCAACTAAACGATGTTATTATTGCATCACAATCTGGAGTTGTGGCAAGAGTTATTGGAACTAGTGCATATCAAGATCCCTCAACACAACAATTTATTAGTCAGATTAATATTTCTGATGGATCTTCATTCTTTGGTCTTCTGTTTAATAGAATTACTTCTCCAGAATTCCCTAATATTGTTATTGATGATATTTCACAATCTCAGGTTAATGTAGTCGAATATGGTGATAATATATCTCTATTCAGCTCTAGTTTCCCAGCAAATGAATTTATCAATAATTACAGCATCATCTATGATAATGCTGTAGGAACCTTCCAAGATAATGAGTTTATTAGAAATTGGAAGTTTGATTATGGAAATTCATCTGATGATTTTGCTGCAAATGAAGAAGTAAATGTAAGGAAACTTACATTCAAAGATGCAGTTGGTGATGGATTCTTCACAGCGGGTCAAATTTTAAGATCTCCAAATTCTAAGGCAGAAGTTATTGGATACAATCAAGCGAGAAGTATCATCTATCTTAGTAAGATGGCTAGGACTCAATCAACGGGTGAAGATTATCATAATATGACGTTTGTTGCAGGTGCAGAAATAAACACATATAATGAAAAGTTTGGTAATGCTTGCTTAGCACTTTCTAAGGGCACTTCTGCTCATACTTTCGTAAGTGCTACAGAGAATGGAATCACCGCAGGTGGTGGCGCTACAGGCACCTTTACTGCTGCTACAGGCACCACATATGATGCTATCACTGGTGATATGATCATTGAGATTGGCACACATACCTTAACTACATCTAATACTGTTACTATTGTTGCTAGTGGTGTTACATTTACTTGTGCATCTGATAACAATACAGCAGAGTATAGTTATCCTAGAGCGACTGATCCTCAGTTTGGTCAAGCAATTGCAATCTCTGCTGTAACTTCCACAACTATCACAGTCAATGTGGGTGCTGTCCCTGTTGATGAATATTTAACTATCCCAACCTCTACAGAGTTTGGATTCGGCACAGGAGATTTCACTCTTGAATTATGGATGAAGACTAACTCTATCGCTTCTGGTGGTAAAACCCTGTTAGACTTTAGATCCGCAACTGCTGAAGTTGCTCCTTATCTGTATCTTGACGGTGCAAATCTGAAGTATTATGTAAATGCTGCAGAAGTAATTACAGGCACAACTAACTTTGCAGTCAACAACTGGTATCACATTGCTATTTCTAGATCTTCTGGAACAACAAAACTATTCTTGAATGGTGTCCAAGAAGGTAGTGATTATGCCGATACTAATGATTATGGCAGCACAAAACCAATTCGTATTGGTGCTGCTTGGAATGCTACTAATGTATTGCCTGGTTATATTGATGAATTGAGAGTATCTACAAATGCTCGTTATACTGCAGACTTTGGTAATCCTACGGGCATTTTCCAAGGTGACGCCAATACTGTGCTTCTAATTCACTTTGATGGTGCTCAGGGACAAACTTATACTGATGATTGGTCTGGTGAAGCAAATTGGACTAGAAGTGACTTCTTTAATAATGATGCAATTCTAGCAACTAAGAGATCCACGAATGGATCTAATTCTCAGCATAGTAATAATACTCAGAGATATTATGATGCTGCAAGTCTAATTGAAAATAACAGGGACTTCATTGGTGCTGAAACTCAAGCACTTATCCAAGTATCTCTGCCATATACACTTGATACATCAGCAGTTACTAATACTATTACAGCAAGTGACTATCTTTCAATGGGAAGTAACACATACTTTGGTAAGTCTGTTGGTATTACTCAAGATAAAATTGTTGTTGGATCTTATGAAGCAGATATCCAAGGTGTTGGTAATAATCGTGGTGCAGTTTACACTTATAATCTAGATGGCACAGGTGAAGTTAAGATTGCTACTCCAACAGGTGGTGGTGGTGATGACTTTGGTTGGGATGTCGATGCATTCTATTCCACTGCCGATTCTACATCCAAACTTGTAGTTGGTGCTCCATTCTATGAGCCATCTTCCTCCTACAGCAACAGTGGTATTGCATATATCTACAATGCTGATGGCACAAATCAAGTAATACTAAATGCTGATGTTATTACTAGCAATAACAGATTTGGTTATTCTTGTGCTGCAGGTGGTGGTAAGGTTGCTGTTGGTGCTTATGGCGATGATACCTATCGTGGATCAGTCTTCATCTTTGATGAAGATGGTACAAATCGCATTAAGGTAACTGCGAGCGATAGTGCTACCTATGATTACTTTGGTTTCAGTATTGCTATTGCAAACAATAAACTAATTGTTGGCGCTTATGGTCATGAAGATACTGGTTCTGGTAGAGGATGTGTTTACGTTTATGATTTAGATGGCACAAATGAGGTCAAGATTCAAGCAAGCGATGCAGAAAATGGTGATGCATTTGGATTTAGTGTTGCTGGTGATGGAGATAAGATTTTGGTCGGTGCTTACAGTGAAGACACTGGTGCAAGTGGCGCAGGATCTGCATACTTATACAATTATGATGGCACAGGAGAAATTAAATTCCAGTCAAATGATGTGCAGAGTGGAGACCAGTTTGGTCATGGAACGTTGCTGGTTGATGGTGAATTCATCATTGTTGGTAATGTATCTTATGATGGTATTAGTTCTAATGGTGGTGCTCTGGAGAAATTTATCTATGACAGTGATGCTGGCACAGTAACATATGATTCTACCCTACCACTTCCTTCTCATACTAGCAGTTTCCATGGTGAGTTCCGAGGCGGTAATATAGCATATGACACTACTGCTCGTAAGATGGTCTATGGTAATAGATATCAGACCGTTACAGGATTGACTCGTTCGGGTCAGGTCTTTGTCTTTGATTACAATCAATCATCTACTGCATCAGGTTTTGACACTCCTATCAAGGAAACCTTAACTGCTCTTGTGGACGATCTTCGTGGTGGAAGTAATAGTCATATTTGGGATAATGCTGCTACTTATGTAAATAGATCTTCTTTACCGATTACATCCTTACTTAAGTTTATTGGTCAGGAAGCATCTCTGATTTCTGGATATACATCATTGAAGACAATAATTCAAAATGTCATCAATAATTATCCTTTAACCGTTACTGGATCTCATGGAATTATTCAATTCACTGATGTTTCAATAACAGATTCTTCATATCCAACTCTAACAAAACTTACTCCAACAAACGTAGACTATAATGCTACAACTGGAGATATGGTTATTACCGTTGTTGGTCATACTTTAACAACAGCAGATGTAATTTCAATTGCTGAAGAGTCTTTGAAATTCACATGTAGTAGTGATGGAAATGTAAGAGTCCTATCGCATCCTCGTGTTAGTGACACTCGCGCTTTTAATGCAGCATTGAGAATCACTGCGACAACAACTGATACATTTACAATAAATGTTGGTGCTTCTCCAGCAGATCAGCAATATACTCATCAATTCTCTTCTGCTGATGCTGATGCAATCACGGTTTTGGATTATACTACTGGTGATTGTGCTGATGTTACAACAACAAATGATAACCTAATTGATATTGTTATTGATACCTTAAATGAAGGTAGTGGCACAACTACAAACACGGCAGATGGTGATCATCTCGCCACAGTTACTAAACTATCTCCAGCTTATGAATTCCTTGGTGGTACTGTTGATGGATTCTATGAGATTCCTCTAACAGTAAGCAACTCACTTCCTAATGATCAAGTATTCTATACCAATAGAATTGGAAAAGAATCTAGAAACCGTTATATTGATGCTGCAAATCTAATTAGACTGAATAGTTCGGTCATCGTAGATAAAGCATCATTCGATCTTCTAGCAAGATATCCAGACTTGGCAAATGATATGCCAAGAAACGATCCTAATAATACTGATGATCCTAATGCAGGCACTCGTCGTTGTCAGACTGATTTGGCTCTATTGTTGGCATCTCTTGCTGATGATATTGAAAATGGTGGAAGTAAAAATACGGTTACTGTTTCTAACTTCTATCTTGGTGTTAATGATGCGTTGAATCATATCAGACTTCAAGTCTGGCAGTCTCTATTCGCACATGATCGTCTTGGATTCTATATGAAGCAGGCGATCAATGGTAATCTTGTATCCGATGTTGGCACTGATGATATCATTGTTGGTGATTGGGGTATTACTGATGATGCGATAGTCAATTTCACACCTACAGCAGCAACTTATGACGCTGCAACTGGTGTCATGGTTATTACTATTGGATCACATAGTCTTGCTTTAGGACGCCGCATTACAATCGCAGATAACTCACTAACATTCACTTGCACTTCTGATGGTAATGTTTCTAATGAGACATATCCACGCACAACTGACCCTGCATCTGGAGTAAGTCTTGAGGTTACCGCTTCCACAGCAACAACGATTACAGTCAACGTTGGTGCATCTCCTGCAGGTCAGCAATATGCACATACATTTGTAAGTGCTGCTGCAAATGCAGTAAGCACAGCTGGTGAGTGTGCAAATGTTGAGACGGCAATTGATACATTAATTGATACCTTGAATGATGCTATTGCACCTGTTAGTGCAAATAACAACTATCGTATTGCAGCAGATAGACTTTACTTCAATAGACTGTTTATCCAGGAAGAGGTTCTAGGATCTATTATTGACGAATTTACTTATTCGGTTGGAGGCACTACCTACAATTCCTATGACTTCAGTGGAGATAATAATCAAGAGCAGTTGAAAGATGATATCAATCTCTTCATTCTTTCTGCAATTTCTGATTTACAAACGGGTGGTAGCAATAGCAGTATTGATGCAATCTCTACATTCTTGGATTCTAGACTTGAAGTTACGAGAATCGAAGATATTCTCACAGTCTTTATTTCTATCCTGAAAGAAGTTAAAACCCTTGGTATTAAGGCATTAAGAAATCAACTTTACAGTTTAAATGAGGGGACACAAACATCTCCAAATTATCAAGGACAATTTACATCTCAATCTACATATCGCGATAGCGAATCTATTAGTGCTACTGATTTGAATGACTTCTCTTTCAGATTCCGAGATCTGATAGAAATCGTCATTAAGACCATTGCTCCTTCTGATATTATCGGTATGGGCGATGCAGCAAAACAAATATTATTTAATGAGCACTACTATGAATCTGAAATTTCTTCTATTGTTAATACTCAATTTGGATCAAATACTTGGCAGTATACAGATTTCCTAAATGGAATTTTGAAAGATGTGCTTCATGATGCTATTATTACCAATACCACATCTTCAAATAGTCAAACTGCTAGAAGAATTTCTCTCTTGAGAGAAGGTGTTGTCAGTGAGATTGTATTTACTGCTGGCACAGGATATAGATCTGCCCCAACTATTACACTTGATCCTCCTGGCACTGGTATTACAGCAACTGCAGAAGTAGTATTGGATACTTCTGGTAGTCTTTCAAGTTTGTCTATCACTACTCCTGGATCTGGATATACATTCTCCCCAGATCTGGTATTTACTGGATCTACGTTTGATGTAGGTGATTCTCATGGAGGTAGCTCAACTCTTACTAATGGTGCTGTAACTGCTGTTACATACGATGGTATCGTATATGATTTTAACAATTCAGTCACTAGTGCTTTAACATTAGGATCTGCAGTTTCTATGACTGCAGGCACAAGTGGAATGTTGACGGGTAGACAGTTACTATTGTTTGGCACTGGATCGGGCAGTCGCTTTGCATCTATCCAAACACCATTTGATACCACTTATGCAGAAACTATTAGAGTTTATGTTATTGCTGGTGGGAGTAGTAACGGTGGCAATGCTCCAGAAATTAATGAAGATTTGAAGTTATATTATTCTACTACTGGATCTAATTGGGTATTGATTGATACACTTGTTGAGGGTGGATCAACTGGAACTTCTAAAGAATACACAAACTTTAATACTCTAAATTATGTTGATATAACCTTACCTACCCTTGCAAGAGCACAGACAATCTACTTCCGATTCCAGCAGGATCAGTATACCGATGGATCTTTTGATCAGTATGGTGTTACTAGAATTGGTTTGATCGATGGCGCTCAACAGTTTAGTATCGATACAACGATTGCGGTAAACAATGCATCACTTGAAAGTGGCACACCATCTACCGCAGAGGTTGAACTTGTAACTGGTATTGGTATTGCTGCTATCAATATTACTAATCCTGGATCAGGATACGATCCTGCAAATCCACCTACGGCAACTCTTACTGGTGGTGGCACCACTAATCCTGGCACTATTACAGATCTATCTGTTTCTCTCGATAACAGCAGATTTATTGTTAATGCAGAAATTACTAATGGTAGTGGCACAACTGGTAATGTGTTAGAAGATTCTGGTAATAATCTTTATATTGGATCTATCACTGGATCTGGATTTGCAGATGGTGATACTCTGACACAAGGTTTGGTTACTGCAGAAATTCCTTCCAATGGTGTTGGACCTGAAATTAATTATTATAATGATATCGCTAATGTTGAAACTATCAATACGGCAAGAAATATATCATCTTTAGTTGAAGGAGAAATTATCTCTGCAAACTTACTAACTAATCCAGAGTTTGCAACTACCAGCACTTGGAGACGATCGAGATCGAATCTTATTAATGCTGCTGCCCTTGCTCCAGATGCAACACAAACTGCAATTGCATGGAGATCAAATACTACATCGTCAACCTCCCATTATGTGTATCGGGATTATTATCTAACTGCATATGAAACATTAGATAATGGTAGTATCAGATTTGATACTAGCAATACAACGTTTGATGAAGGTGCTCCTAGTGATGGATCGAAACGCCAGTTTACATATTCATTCTTCGCTAAGTCTGTTGATTATGATGAGCTTTACGTGCGAATCCAAGCTTATAATAGCTCAACTTCTCAGAGAATTAACTTCTCTAGAGTCAATATTGAGACTGGCGTTGTTAGCGGTATTAGTAGTCAGGGACAAGCATTTGATATTGAAGAATATGGTTCTGTCCCATATGGCAATGGGTGGTTTAGATTCTACTTCACATTCTCAGTTTCCTATGGATATTCATTAGTCAGATTCTTCCAGTATCTCCGTGCTCCAGGAGGAGGTGGGACAGGATTCAGTGCAGACTTAAATGATGAAGCATATATGTGGGGTATGAAGTTAAATGAGGGTGGACTTGATACTTACAGTTCTGAATCCAGTCAAATCTTCTATTCAAATACAGAATATAATGTTAAGAAATTTGCTATTGAAACTTTAGAAGATCTTACTGTCAGTGCTTTAAATGGTGTCCTTGCTTCACCGTCAGGTAATTCTGGATTCACTTCATTCTATGACTCTGATTATGCTTCTTCTTATCAAACTGATACTATTGCCAGATTTATAAGACAAAATCTTAATATTATTTTAAATCAACTTCTTAATGGCAATTACTATGCAACGGTTACCACAAATAATGGAATCACTATTCCCACATATACCTATGGCACAAGAGATCTTCTAGTACCACTTTCTGGTGCGATTGAAGATAGTGATTACATTTATGGCAAAACTAGCGATTCTTACGCTGAAGTCTCAAATACTACTTTAAATGAAGCAAAAATTGTGAAGGTATTTAAGAGATTCCGTATTGAAGGTGATATTACAGATGGTCCATTTAATGTTAATGAGACTATTCAAAAGCAGGGAGATGCTACTGTAACTGGTATTGTTTATAGTATTCACTCGGATGCTAATTATGATTATCTTGATGTTGAAATAACTGGTCAACCATGGACTATTTTAGACACTATGGTTGGTGATGAAAATGGCACAACTGCACAAATTGGTAATATCCAAGATCGAATTCAAGTAATCGATCTCCAAGGTGATTTTGCTGAGGATATTCAGTTTGAAGGATACACATCCAATTCTGTTGCTACGCCAGATGAATTTGTCAAAATTGAAGCTGCTGTATTAACCAATACGGATGGCAAATTAGTTGTTGATACTGATTCATTAACTGGATTGTTTGAAGTTAATAGTGTAATTTATCCATCGACATCGAGATTGTATATTGATGTTATCAAATATGGAGGATCTTTTGAGGTCAATGTTGGTGATCGAATTACATCTCTTGGTCATATTGTCCTTGGTATTACAATTCAAAATAATAGAAATATCTTTACTAAGGGTGGAATACTTTATAAGATTGTAAACGGTTTAAGAGACCCATCACAAAGAGCAATTATTACTGATGTTGATCTGGAAAATAATTTCCTTTACGCAGTTGTGATTGAGGGCACATTTGGAAATGGTGTAACAGTCGCTCAATATACTGATATTAACCAACTTCCTATTGGTGAAGCATTAGTTTCAACTACTGTTGAAAATTCTGGGGCAGCTAGCGCAATCGTCCAGTCTATCCAAACGTTTGGTTTGAATCGTAGACTTTACCTAAGCGGAATTATCGGCACCTTCTCTTCTAGAGATTCCATCAAATCCGTTAATGGTTATAGATCTGCAATTACAAATCTTGTAGAATTGAAAGGTAGAGTCAAGAGAGCATTTAGAGGATTTGATGGATCCCAGACTACATTTGATCTCACTATTAGTAATGGCATTCAATATTTACCTGATACTGAAGGTCATCTACTCACATTTATTAATGGCATCTTACAACCTCCTGGAGAAGGATTCACAACATTTGCGGATAAGATTCAGTTTACCGAGCCGCCTTCGCAGGGATCTGCATTTACAGGTTACTACGTTGGTAAACTAAGAAAATTAGATGATATCTCTTTCGACTTCGATTCGCTAAGACAATCCTTCAACCTCAGAAGAAACGGAGTCTTCTACTCCTTGACCCTGACTGAAGGTGTCCAATCCACCAACATCAGACCAGAAAATAACATTATCGTCTCGCTCAATGGTGTTATTCAAGAACCTGGAGTTGGTTTTGAAATCGTTGGTTCTAGAATCATCTTCTCTGAAATTCCTCGCGTGGGATCGACCTTCGTCGCATTCTCTTACGTTGGATCTGAGGCAGACGTTGATGCTGCTGAAGTTGTCCCACCAATCGAAGCAGGTGATTTCATTGACATCCAAGGCGAGACATCCGATCGTGAAGTTGCAGTTATCGAATCTTCCAACTCTCTGATTACCTTCGATTACCTTGGATCTATCTTTGGTAAGGATGCTCAGGGACAAGTGATACTAAATACTGGTTATATTTCCGACGTTAGAGTTACTTCTGCTGGATCTGGATATACTTCTAGACCTGTAATTAGAGTTGATTCTATTAGTGGATTTGATGGAAATATTAAACCCCTGGTCGGTGTTGGTGGCGTAATTATTTCTAATAGCGGATCTAATTATGAGACTCCCGCGATCGAAGTTGAAACATCAGTACCTGATGATTGGGTAGCACCAGATCTATCTCAATACGGTGTTGAAGTTATCAATCCTGAGTTGGATTGATAACCACATAAATAACTAAAAAGTTGCAGTAAAAATGTCTAAACAGACCCTGAATGTAGGCACACTTGCCAATGATAATAGTGGAGACACTATTCGCAACGGCGGCATTAAAATCAACTCGAATTTTGACGAGCTGTATGCCGCTGTTGGTAACGGTGTTATTGCACAGATCGATGTGGCAAATGCCGCGAGTGGTGAATTTTTACGTTACAATGGCACGCAATTTGTGCCTACCGAGATTACTGAATTGACAAGTAATCTTAATACAAACGGACAAAGTATTGTTTCTTCTTCGGGTGTAAACATTCCCATCACACCAGGATCTGGTGCCAATGTTACTATTGGATACAATACAAATACTGCAACTTTTGATTCTGCAAATAATTTAGTTGATTTCCCAACTAAAATTAAATATGTAAATCAATATACAACTCTTGCCGCTGGACCTGCAGCTGGAGATAATTTGGGATATTACTACACCGTCAATGGTGATGATAATCCTTATGTAAACATTAATATCACTGCAGGTGGTGCTGGAAACGTAAAAGCAAAACTCGTAACAGAATATTCTAGTATTGATATTCTGTCGGATGTTGATACTACTACAGTAGCACCTACTGAAGGACAAGTGCTTAAGTGGGATAATACTGCTGGTAAATGGGAACCTGCCGATGATCAAGCAGGTATTTCATCTTTAAATATATTTTCTACATTTGATTCTGACAGTGGGTCTACTACCGCAGATGCTCAAGCAGATACATTAGTTATTGCTGGTGGCACAGATATTGGCACAGCTGTTGTGGGCGATACCCTAACAATTAATTATACTGGCACGCCAATTACATCTATGGCGGCACTAACTGACACAGATTTCACTGGTGGTATTATCCAAGGTGATTCTTTGTATTGGAATGGCACTGATTGGGTCAAAACTCGTAGTCCTATTGTTTGGTGGGAATTGAATGCCAACGGAGCTTCAGATTATACATTTGCTGGTCCAGGATTCCCAACTACTCAAAATGATCCAACTCTTTATGTGTATCGTGGATTCACATATGCATTTGATAATTCGGTGCAGGGTGGGGGACATCCGTTTAGATTGCAATCTACTCAGGGTTTAACTGGCACACCATATACTGATGGGCAATCTGGAAGTGGATCTAACGTCCTATATTGGACAGTCCCATTAAATGCACCCAATACTCTTTATTACCAATGCACAATTCATGCATTGATGAATGGTACTATCAACGTCGTCAGCTAATTAAATGGCAAGAGAAATTCCTGGATCTGGTGCAGTAATCGAGCCAGTATTTAATGAAGTATATGGCATCAAAGCAGTAACTGTTATTAATGGTGGTGATGGATATACTTCTTCCGATCCACCAAGATTAACTATTACTGGATGTGGCACTCCTGTAGAGGCAGCAGTTCTCTATCCTATTATTGATGATGATGCGGGTAGAATTATACATGTTAGAGTTTTAGAATCTGGATCAGGATATGATCCTATACGAGTTTCTATTTTACCTTCACAGGATACTCCTGATGTTGTAAATTCTTTCAATCCAAATAGAATTTGGCAAAGCACTCCAAATTCTCAGACAGTAAGTAATTTTCAAATTGTAGAAAATGAAGTTGTTGATAGACTTCGTATAGAAAGTGATAATAATCCAAAACCAGCGTTGCTTGCTGGTATTAGAGAATTTGGAAATACTCTCTTAACAGATAATACTTATGACCACACGATCATTTATCGTGCAGGTAAAGATGTACCAGATTCTGGTACTAGGGCATTTCAGAGTAATAAAACTCTAGGAATTTTTGCAAATGGCACTCTTCTACACACTCCCGACTGGGGTGGTGTTGGGGGAGCACCAGTAAACTTTAATATTGATACAGTAAAACACAAGCATATCAAATCACATAATGAATTTGATGGTGTTATAGATAATTCAAACTATTTTTATCATACTAATAAGTTAATCGGTCAGTTTGCTCAAAAAAATAGTGTTTTTGAAAATGGATTTATACGTCCATATACTTGGACAATAAAAGTTGAGTATGGTAACGTTGCTATTGATGTAACATCAATTGACGAATCTATTGCTCCTTTTGAAGTTGGTAGACAAATTGATGTTATCACCAATGAGACTTATGCAAAAGTTGCTAAGATTGTCAGAGATGGTAGCAATAATATTACAAGATTATATCTGAGAGAAGTCAATGGCACATTTGCAAATGGCGATCTTCTCTTAGGCAATACTGGATTTAAGTGTACTATCAGTGATGATCCAGTTACTCTTAATATATACTACATTGAATTTGGACCAAACGCTCAGGAATTTGGACCATTTACACCAGGAGAGTATTATCCAATACCTGACAATATTACAGTCAAGAGAAATTCTCTGATTATTTGGAATCAGTCTGATTCTAGTAATGCTGAGGGTATAGGACATCCTATACAGTTTAGTACTACTGCAGATGGTGCATTGAATACTGGCACATTGTATTATGATAGCACTGGAGCAAGTGGTGCTCCTTCTGTAGATTATGAAAATGAATATCAAACTCTATTCTTAATGAATGAGGATGAGACTAATAGAATATATTATTATTGCAAAAATCACAGATACATGTCTGGATATGAGGGTGATGAAGGATATATGATCCTCGATCCTGCAAATGACAGTGACCCACTACCAAATAATTATTATATTGGATCTAATTTCTTATCGAATGGTCTACCAGACTATTCCAGACATGCTGATGGACACTCTAAAATTATTGGTGTTGCATATGATGGTTATCCAATTTATGGTCCTTTTGGATATACTTCGGGAAGAACTGCTGGTTTAATGACATCATCTTACCGCTTGAAAGTTGGTAATGAAGTCACTGCTGGTAGACCACAACAAAACACTGAAGGTCAAGTAACTTATACAGTTACTGTGTCTAATAATAAGTTTCTTTTTAATGGGCAAGAGTTAGACCTTTTAAATTTAGAAAGAGGTAAGGAATATATTTTCAATCAAGACGATTCTTCAAATGATGGTGAGCATTTATTCTTCTCTACAACGGAAGATGGTTGGCACGTAGGATCTCCTCCTGTTATTGGAGATTTAGATTATCTCTTCTCTGCAGGAATGAGATATTTTATAGATGGCAGTGAAGTTACATATGCTGTCTACCTTAGTGCTTTTACTGGTGCTACAACCAGAGAGTTGAGATATAGTGTATTAGTTGATGCTCCCAGACTATTATATGCTTTTGCATATTCAACATCTGGTCTTGGATTGAGATCTGTCCAAGATGGATATATCATGGGTGATTTTGTGCAAGATTATATCTATGAAGAAGGTCTTGGAAACTTAGATGCACATAATGGCAAATTTGCTGTAACGCCAGAATATCCAAACGGCACTTATGCATATTTTATGGCGGAGGATAATCAGCAAAATCCAGTTTATCCATATGTAGTTGGTCCGACTTTCTATGGGTCTCCATTATTTGTAGATGATGAAGTCCCAGAAGTTACCCAAGATTTCCCTAGTGGCGCTCTTGCAGAACCTGTTTTAAACGATAGTGGTGCAGTTGAATATGTGAAAATGATTCGTAGTGGTGATGGGTATTTTGGTCCAGCAAATGTAAGAATTCTTGGAGGATCTGGATCAGGTGCAACCGCAAGTCCTGTAGTACAATCTGTGACAGGACTCACTCTTTTAAATGAAGGCACTCAATATGCAACATCACCAAGTCTAATCTTTGAAGGTGGTGGTGGACAGGGTGCTAGAGGTGCTGCAGAAGTTAGCACAACAGGCAAAATTACTAGAATTGATGTTATTGATTCTGGAGAATTCTATCAAGAAGCACCATACATTTTAATTAATGGCGGTGGTGGTGGCGGTGCTAAAGCAGTTGCCAGAATAGATCAAGGATCAATTGTCGGTATTGATGTAGTTGATCCTGGATCTAAATTCACTTCGGTGCCTAGTGTCCTTTTCACAAAACTTGTAAATCTAAGGAGAAAAGTTAGTGCAAGGCAGTCTTTAAATTCTAGCAATCTTTATATTTCAGGACTTCTTAAAAAAGCAGAAGCATCTGATACTACAATTTACGTTAGTAATACAAGTGCTTTCCCTGGATCTGGTGATGCACTCCTTCAGAATGAGACTATTTCGTATACAGGAAAAACTACCAATTCATTTACAGGTGTAACTAGGGGAGTTACATTTAAATATGATCAAAGAGTTGTGCTTGACACAAATCTAGATAATGATGCTGGCACCTCTCAATATAAATTTAATGTTGGGGATAGAGTTATTCGTAGAGTAGAAAGCTCTACGAATAAAGTTGCTAAGGTATATGATTGGAATCCAAATCTCAAGGAATTATTAGTAACATTTGAGGTTGATGAATTAGCATTTATTGACGGTGGTATTCCAACTACCGAAGATGCAATTGTGCAATTTGATGCTGGAATTCCTACTAGCAGTGCTTCTGGAGCAAATCCCCACACTTTGATTGCCTCGGATGGTAATACGATTACTTTGTTGACTGTACCAATTTCCACACTTACAGGATTGGACTTTGAAGATGATGACGAATTGGAAGGTGTTGGAAATGGGATTCCTGATCTAGTAAATACTGGTAGTCAATACGAAAATCAAATTAATTTGGATGGTGGTATTGCAGTATCTCTGTATGGTATTGAAGAGACAGTCGGTGGACAGAATACAACTCTCTTCCAAGTTGGAGACAGTATTAAGGATGCAACATTGCCATTTAATTATGCAACTGTAGTCACTGCAGGTCAATTGAGTGAGGGTATTCCTCATGATGCATTGATCAATATGACTCTGGGTACAGGTAATGGACAAAACTTTAGCACGGGTGAAATTATTACTGGATCTGAATCTGGAATTCAGGCAACTGTAGTTGCTTGGAATCCTACAGATAAAATCTTGCAGGTTAATAATGTGGTGCCATATAACACTGGAGATGCAAATATCGGTGAAGGTGGATTGTTATATAAATTCTCTACAAACAGCACAATTGTAGACTTTATTGTCGCAGATCAAGGTATTAACTATTCATCTGTGCCATCGATTTCCGTTGAAAATATTGGTGATATTGGTGTAGTTGCAACACCAGTTATGACAGTTGCAGGAGACCAAATCGAATCAGTAACAATAACTACTGGTGGATATGGTTATGTGCAAACAGTTGAAGCTAATGTATTACATCCAACAACAACAGTTACTAATGCTGTTGGAGACACAACTGGAGAGGATGCTGTATTGCAAGCAGTTTTGGGTGCTGAAAAAATTACAGGACAAAATGGAGCATCATTTACAATTTCAAGAATTGACTATAATACCCAAGTCAGATCTTCTTCTTGATAAGAACCATAAATAAACAAGAGGACAATAATCCCTTAGGAAATGGCAGCTTTACTTACTGATCAATTTAGAATTTTCTCTGCTAGTAAATTCATCAAATCACTAGAAGGTCCTATTGCGATCCAAAGTGATGCTGATGCTGGTGGCACGAGAGATCGTTTGTATATCTTCATCGGGAGACCTCAAACGTGGGATAATGAAAATTCTCCACCCCAAGCAGTGGACTCTTTCCAAGAGTTTTCTGGATCTTATGATGACATGATTTCTTTGAAAAGAGTTTTGGCATCTGATACGATTCAGGTTGTCCGTAGAATTGACTGGGTATCTCCAGAGCAAACTACGGGTGGTCTAGGTTTTACCTATGACATGTATCGTCATGATTATTCTCCTAGTAAGACTGCTTCTTCTGGTGCAACTAAACTGTATGATTCCGACTTTTATGTTGTGAATTCTCAGTATCAAGTATATAAGTGCATCTACAATGGCACATCTCCTTCAGACCCTAACGGAAAACCATCCACAGTTGAGCCGACTGGCACTTCTACTTCTATTATCACTACTTCTGATGGTTATCGCTGGAAATATCTTTACACCATCCCTGTTGCTTCTGTTTTGAAGTTTTTCTCTAATGACTACATGCCAGTCTTCTCTAATGATGCGGTGAAGACAAATGCAGTTGCTGGTGAAATTGATACTGTTGTCATTACTTCAGCAGGATCTGGTTATAATAATGGCACTTACGACAATGTAGGTATTAATGGTGATGGGACAGGTGGTCGTGTTTCTATTGTTGTTGATGGTGGTAAAATTATTTCCGCTACTGTAACTTCTGGAGGCACGGGTTATACTTTCGGTAAAGTTAGTGTTGATGCTATCACTGGTATCGGCACTGGCACAAGTGCTCAGGTTGATGTTATCATTCCTCCTCCAAATGGTCATGGTTTTGATCCTACGATTGAGATTGGATCTTATCGTGTCATGATCAATGCGAAACTTTCATATGATGAAGGTGCTGGAGACTTCCCGATTGATAACGATTATCGTCGTATTGGTCTTGTAACAAATCCTCTTAAATTTGGAACGTCTGAATTAATTTCAGATTTGACAGTATCTGCAACAAAAGCAGTTATTTTCTCTCCTACATTCCAAGGCAATTATGTGCCTGATGAAATTGTCACACAAACTAGAGTTATTGGCGGTATTAATATTACTGCTAGAGCGAGGGTTGTTAGTTGGAATGCAACTACTAAAGTTTTGAAGTATTATCAAAATGAAGTCGATGGCATTTTCCCTGAAGTTACAGGTACTTTGAATGAATTTGATGGATCTAATGTCATCAGTGGTGCAACTTCTGGTGCTGCTGGTCAACCTGACATCAACTTCCCTGCAGTTCCAAATACAGCGTCAAGGACAATTAACAATACTGAATATGATTTGGGTATGAAATTTAACAATGGTTATGCAAAACCAGAGATTAAATCTAATACTGGACAAGTCATCTATATAGATAACAGACGTGCGATCAGTCGCGCCAATGACCAAGTAGAAGACATTAAAATCGTAATCGAGTTCTAAGACATGCCCCAGAATACTAACCTTAACGTTACTCCTTATTACGACGACTTTGATAAGGACAAGAACTTTTACAAGGTGCTTTTCCGTCCAGGATTTCCTATCCAAGCAAGGGAAATCACTACGATGCAATCGATTCTACAGAATCAGGTTGAAAACATTGGCACACACTTCTTTAAAGAAGGTGCTATGGTCATTCCAGGTCAAGTTGGTTACGATCTGAATGTACAAGCAGTTCTTCTACAAGAGTCTTTCCTAGGTAGTGATATTGAAACCTACAGGACTCAACTCAATGGCACTATCATTGAAGGTTTAACAACTGGAGTTAAGGCAAAGGTTTTATATTCTATTTCAGCAGAAGAGTCTGAAAAGGGATATATTACACTTTATGTAAAGTATATTGATTCTGGAGATACAACTTCAGATACAAGCAGTAAAACTTTCCAAACTAACGAGCAACTTATTTCCAATAAGGAAATTACATTTGGCACAACTTTGATTGAGGTTGGCACACCATTTGCTCAACTTCTACCTATTAATGCTATAAATGTTGGATCTGCTGCATATATTGAAGAAGGTGTTTATTTCATCAGAGGATATTTTGTAGACGTACCATCTTCATATATTTTGCTAGAGCAGTATTCTAGCAATCCTTCTTATAGAGTTGGTCTGGAAATTTATGAATCTATTATCACTCCAGAAGATGATGTATCTTTGAATGATAATGCTGCAGGCACTTCAAACTATTCAGCACCTGGCGCACATAGATTTAAAATTTCTACGATCTTTGGAAAGAAAGAAATTACCGACGAAGCAGATAAGGACTTCGTTGAATTACTTAGAATCAAAGAAAGTAAAGTACAGAGTTTTGTAAACAGCACTGCATACAGTGAGTTGGAGAAGTCTTTAGCAAGACGCACCTTTGAGGAATCTGGTGACTATGTAATTGATACATTTGATGTTAAAGCGAGAGAGCATCTTGACGATGGATTTAACAATGGTGTATATGCTAGAGGATCTGAATCTGATCAAGGTGCAACTGCATCTGAGGAAAAACTAGCAATTGAAATTTCTCCAGGAAAAGCATATGTTAGAGGATATCGCACAGAATTTGTTTCACCACAATATGTTGATGTAGATAAACCTAGGGAATTTGAAGAAATTAATAATGGTATCATCAATTTTACTTTAGGCAACTTCTTTAAAGTTTATGATGTATATGGTTGGCCAGAAATTTCTGGAGATGGTGTAAGTAAGGCATATCAAGTTGCAGAATTATATGATGATTGGTCTGCGGATGCTACCTCAGATGTAAAATCTGGTGCTAATCAGATTGGTAGATGTAGAGTTGTGCAGATGCAAGAATCTAATACTACATCTTCACAAGGCAATCCTTTCCTTGGTCAAGGATCTTCAAGTGGCATTTATGATGTATGGTTCTTTGATGTCCAGATGTGGACAGTATTGAATATCAATAATGCTGTAACTCCATATGTTGCAGGCACTAGAATTAAAGGTAGGACCTCAGGTGCCACAGCATATATTGCAAGTACTGGTAACAATACACATTACATTTATGTTGAGCAAGTATCGGGACTCTTTAGTAATGGAGAAATTCTAGAGATAGATGGTAAGAATGTCGGCACTCTTGAAGCTGCTCATACTTACAATCTAACGGATTCTAGATCCATGTTTGGTCGTAACAATACGAGTGCAATTCGTTTTGGTTGTAATATTATCCTGAATGATGCAAGACCTATTGAATTGTCTACTGTAAGCATCAGCTCTACTGCTGGTGGTGTCTTAGGTGTAGACAGTCTTTCTGGCGGCACTGGCGGTTATGCTGAGGAAACTAATGTTGGTACAACTTCTAGCGGCAGTGGCACTGGTCTCACGGTTGATCTTAGTGTTGATGATGATGGTGTTGTCACTCTTGCAACTATCAATACTCCTGGTGAAGGATATGCTATCGATGAAGTCGTTACTATTGCTAATACCAATCTCACTGATGGTGTTGGCACAGTAGATACAATCAGTGCTGCTGATGCGTCCAGAGCTTCTGGCACTTATAACATTGGAGCATCAGACTATACTACCTCTGGATCTGGCACAAACGCAACTTTCACTATTACGGTTGATGGAAGTGGTGCTGCCAGTATCGTAGTTGAAGATAAAGGTGGTGGATATGTTGTAAATGAAACGTTTACAGTTTTGGATACTGTGCTTGGTAGTGGCGGTGCTGCATCATTAACGTTTGATGTTGCTGCTCTCACTGGTAACACAGCAACTGTTGATGTTAATAAAATTACCGAAGCAAATTCTCTGACTGGTTTCCGTACTAGATTTGAAAGAGATTTGAGACCTGGAGAAGTTATTACTCCAACAGTGTCTGATGTTGAGGGTAACAATACTATTCGTATTGAAAGAGTAAATCCAGCAGCAATTGCAACAACAGCAACTAATAAAAAGTCTACTGTAGCTGCTGGTGATGAAATCTTCAACTATGCTAATCAAACTACATCTATTGATTTTGGTCTGAGAGTTGGTAGTGTTATCGAAGGAGAGTATGCAGAATTAGTTAGATTGCGTCCTTACATCTTCCAAAAAGACTATCAAAACGGAGAATTGTCTTTTGACTTGGCAGAAGATGCCATGAGATCTTTGTCTGATGAATCATTCTTTGTCTATAGAAACTTTGCAAACAAACCTGTAATTTCTGGATCGATTACATTTACACTTCCAGAAACCGAAGCATTTGGTGCCTTGGATGGCGAAAACTTTGTGCTTACTATTATTGATGGTGGTGGGACACCTCAAACATTTGCTGACGGAGCAAACTTAGATATTGATGCACTTTCTGATGGTGGCACACTTAGTGTTACATATGGTGCCAATAATCAATCTATTGCTATTTCAGGTTTAACAGGTGTAGTCACAGTTACTTTAACAGCACTAGTTTCTAAAAATACGGTCTCTAAGAAAATTAAGACCGCTTCTAAGATGAAGGCATTGAAAGTTATTAAAACTACTGAAAATGTAGATGTGCAGCAAACTGGTCTTACTTATAGTACTCTCTTTGGTACTAGAGTCCAAGACGAGCAAATTTCTTTCGGAATTAATGATGTTTATAATATTCATGCAGTATATGAGTCTTTAGATGATAATGATGCATCTGCGCCATACATTGTCTTAACAGAGTCAACATTCTTTGCAACAGGATCTCTTATTGTTGGTAAGACTTCAGGTGCAAGAGGCAGAGTAATTTCATTCTCTAACACAAATCTTAGATTGTATTATGTTAATATCAACGAATCTACGTTTATCTCGGGTGAGACTGTAGAAGGATTTGATACAGATGATGTTGTAATTTCTGGCATTATTGATGATGTTGATGATGCAGTTTTTTCTGGAAGTAAAGTTATTACCAACCAGTTTACCTTAGATCAATCCCAAAAGACTAACTTCTATGACTGCTCTAGATTTGTTAGAGATGCAGGCACAGTAGCACCTGCTAGAAGACTGCTGGTAATTTTTGATTACTTTGTGCATGAGGCATCGGGTGATTATTTCTCTGCAGAATCTTATAGTGGTATTTTATACAAAGAAATTCCAAACATTAAATTGGATGGATCTCTCAAGAAAATTCGTGACCAGGCAGACTTCCGTCCTGCAATTCAAGAATTGAGAAATGGATCTGGCACAGTCACTGCACCATTCTTTGTAAATTGCTCTACGTTTGACTTCGTTTCTAGAGTATTTGAAACTGGAAATGGATCGACAATTTTTGATATAATGAAGGTCAATACATCGTTTAGATCTGACTATTCATGGTATCTTCCTAGAATTGATAATCTATATCTTTCTCACGATGGAGAATTGAGAATTACTTCTGGTGTGTCTGGTTACTATCTAATTCCACCACAACCTGTCCAGAATGCTATGCTTCTGGCAACCATTGAATACAAACCTTATGTATTCAATCCTGAAGATGATGTAATTATTACATCAGAAGTAATTCGTCGTTACACGATGAAAGATATTGGAGCACTAGAAGATAGATTAACTAACGTAGAATACTATACATCCC